GCCGAAAATGTCATACTGCGAATCGTCCAGCACAGCTTCAGGGATAGGAACGATCACGGCAATCTCTTCCGCCACAATGTTCTTCTTTTCCCATGCGGCCGTCGATGTCGGTTTAAGCCCCGTATCGCCATTGACGAAACCCGCCATAGGCGTCTGTGACAAAACGGGCATGACACGTGTTTTTGTGCTCATGTTAGGGAGCCTGCGCATGAGCTTCAAGGCCGCCGATTGTTCGGGGATATCCTTAATGATTTCCCGAGAAATTTCCGGCTGAATTAATGCTTCAGCCTGTGTTCTTGTAAGGTGTACATCTGCCATTTTTTAATTTCCTTTCTTTCCGCGGATAATGTCGTTCATCCACGAATTTACCCCGCCCGTCGCAATCGGTTTGTTTTCTTGCGGTACAACGATGGCGGGTTGCTTTGATGTTTCTTGAGCGGTATTCGATGCGAGGGAAGGGTATGCCTGCAACACATCACGAATAGCCTGATCCATCGTGACCGTGTCCGAGAGACGAGCTGTCGCCAAGGTGACAACGTCATCGGTTGCTTCCGCCTTAACGCCCAGTTTTAAAGCGGCAACTTGCGCCTGTAAGCGTCTGTTCTCCGCTTCCTGTTGAGCGATGCGCTGCCTTGTCTCTTCGTCGAGCTTGCTGTCCGCTTCCTTTTTCTGTTCCGCTTGCCACGCCTTGAAAGCCTTCCATTCCTTTTCAGGTGGCAATTTGGCTTTCTGGATGTTGATCAAGTTATCCACATCCGCCTGCGTGTACGTTTTTTCTTCTTTCTCCGACGCCTTCGACGCTTCATCAGCTTGTGGCGTTTGCGCTTTTTCCTCAGATGCCGTCTCATCAACGTGCATCTCGGTTTGTTTTACCGTTGCATTTTCTTGAGGCATATCGTTGCCCTCCTTCCGGTCTCATCGACCACGTGTCGCCTCATCGGCCGTTTTGGTGCTCGTACGAGCTGGTGGAGATGACGGGTCCCGCCCCCGTGTTCCGGATGCTGCACTTCGGCTTTAACATCCGGTCGATACTCATCTCATCCCCATCTAACGCCGAGCCGATGCGGCAATGCCTTTTGTATCAGAAAGCCTTCTCGTCGTGTGTGCAATGGCAAAGGCTCGACGTTAGATGAGCCTTTTAACGACGTGTTCAGGTCGTTTGGGTCTTGCCCAAGAAGGAGCCCCGTTGCCGTTTGTCGGAGTCGAACCGACCTTACCCGGTAAAACGGCATATAAAAAGCCACCCTCGCGAGCGGCTCACGTCCTCTCTGGGGCACTTCGTCGAGAGGTGCGAGAGGTCCTGTCCCATGTAAATTGTTTACAGTGCGTTAAACTCCTGTTCAAGCGTTGCGATCTCGTCCATCATGTCGAGGTACGCCTGATCGATGATCGTCGATGTCGTCGTCGCAACGACGGGGATAGTATACGTTCCCACTGTTAGCGTTCCTGCTGCGAAAAGCTGTTTGGCTTTTTGCATCTCGCTTGCGATTGCTCGTTTCTCCGCCAAAAGCGCGTTAATCTCGTTTCCTCGTCTGAGTTGATCTTGTGTCATCTCTGCCTCCTTCCGGACATGAAAAAACCGCCTCTCAAATCATCGGTGTTATTTCTTTTATCGTTCTAAGGGTGTTTGCTACTTTCTTCAGCATGCGATTTTCTTGAAGATACTCTATCCCTTTAGGTGTGATCGAAATATTTTCAAGATCAGTTATGTGTATTTCATCATCTGCACGATAAACAGTAATACCTGTGATGTAATTTTCTGAATACAAATTGCTGATTATGTATTCCCAATACTTTTGATTGATTGCAAAGTGCTTATTGATCGGCTGTATCGCTTCAACATCAATAGTTTTACCCTGTTTCAATTGCTCGTATAAGTATTTGCAAATGTGATATACAATTACAAAATAATCATCTTTTGCCATTTTGCTTGCTCCTTAGTTTTTTGCATGAAAAACCGCCTCGATGGGCGGTTTAGGGTTTCAGCGCGCTATAGAACAGCGCTGTTATTGCTGGATTATCATTCTATTTATTGCGTGCTGAACAAACTCTTGTGGAAGTCTCAAATTATAACGATCCACATAGTATGCCGTCGTAGACCACCAATGGTACGTTCCATCATTTAAGCCAACGTAAGAGCCTTTTATTGTTTCGCCGGTAAATGCATCCTCAGCACTCCCTGATGCTGCAATATCAATTTTACCTCGATGCAGATAGTCTATGATCAGACTCTTTTCAGGGTAAGGGGAAGCATTACAACAATCCGTCTGGACATTGTACTCAAGATCAATTAGATGCGGAAACCAAGTCATTTTCTTCTCGGCCTAAATATTCGCCACTCCCCCTTTCGTTCAGTATCAGGTCGCCCCAATTTATTACCCTGCTCGTCAGTAAGCTCATCCGCAACGAGTAATTGCCCGTCAAAATAGACGTATACCGTTTTGTTTGGGGCTAAAACCTCCACTTGCAGTATATCAGCAACTGCCTGTGCTGTCACGCCATTTTCCGCTCCTGCGCGACATGCAATGAGTCTGATTGGTCCTCCGTTATAGCTAGGCGTGTTTTTTATCCATTCACAAAATTCAGCCGCGGAGATCGTTGTTTCATTGTCGTTTGCATCCCTTGTAACAAAACTGAACTCGTCAGAATGCGCCACCACGTCATAATATCCTTCCAGTGGTTTTATCTTTTTTGCGTAATGATACAAGGGGTCGTTTTTATTTAGGTACGCAGGATCCGCAACACCTGTGTCTTTTGGAACGTTGGCAGTTACAGATTTTGTTGCCGCATGATACCTTTCTCTAACCCTGCTTCTTCTAAGGTCATACTTGTCGATGTGATCGCGCAGTTCTTTTGACTTCGCCCGTGCTTTCGTGTTGGCACGTCTTGCCGCGTCCTCATCGCCGATTTCTTTTGCGATATCGCGCTCACGCTTCGCCTTGCGGAGTTCACGTTCTAAGCGCCGCTGTTTTTGTTCCTGTTCGTAGCGTTCACGGTTCTTCGTCTCGTCGATGAGTTCTTGTTTGTTTTCCGACAGTCCGTCGAAGAACATGCCGATGTGATGCCGGCAGTTAATGCCTAAGATACCGTCCGGCTCACCGTAGCTTGTCTTGTTCCAGTCACCGACCTGCCATACAGCGCCGTTTTTGTCCGTCACGGTTTTTGTCGTACCCGATCGACTGAACAGCTTCCCCTGAACGAGTGAGCATTTTGGCCTCGCCCCCAAGTGAGCGCTTACGACGATGACATCACATCCGACCTCATCCATTCGTGTGAAAGTGGCCTGATTGGCGGCACTGTTCCCCGTGGTGCGAAGGATCATTTCAACGGCGCTCTGTGGCTCCCAGCGCCGCCCTGCGCGGTCATAAAACCCTGTTAAGCCTTCTCGTACCAGCCTGCGCGTGGCTGTCTTCATCGCCTCGTGAGGGCTCTCTCCGGACATCATGAAGCCGGCGGCGATATTGAGAGTATCGATGTACTGTTGTTGCGCGCTCGTCAGCATGGACGTATTCACGAGATTCATCCGGTCGAGCGCCTGTTCCTTGAGTTTCTCAAGCATGAATGTTGTCTGCGCTGCCATGTCCGGCTCCGGCATCGTTCGGATTAATCCACGTTCCCAAGCCTCTTGCAACGTCGCCCCGTCGCCGCCGTCGACAGACTCTCGTGCTGTATGGTAAAGCATTCGGTCAATCTGGAGCGGGATATCGCCTAAGACTTTTTCCATCATGGCGATGGCTTCACGCTTGAATGACGCCGACGCAAGGATTTTCTCAATCCGCCATGCGTTCACTTCAGCCGGAAGCTCCGGCGCTCCGTCCAACAAGCGCTTCACGATCCTTACGATTATCCACTCTTCGAGCGTCCCGTAAATACGTGCAACCTCGTGCGCGAGGATGGCCAGTTCATTTGGAGTCGGTTTCATGACGGCCTCCTCGATTTTTCGCATTCATTACTCTTGACCGAAAATGTCCTGCCGATCGGTTGACGGCACCGATGCCTCCGCATGGATCTGCTGAAGCTCTTCCTCGGCCTTTTCAGCAGGCCAGTCGTTCAACTCCATCAGGGCTCGGCGCTTACTCATGAGACCCGCAGACGTCAGCTTGATGACGTTGTCGATGTCGGCGTTCTTATCGGTGACAATCGAATCGTCAAACCCCACCGTGACGGTGTACGTCGCCGATTCAGGGATCTGCCCGTACATCTTTCCGTACTCGATGATCGAACGCACGACCGACTCAATTGCTTCACGGATGAGGTTCTGATGCCCTTTGATCGTCTTGTACGTCTTGCTGTTGGCGCTGATGATCTCAGTCGCGGTCTTTACCCCCTGCGCCACATCGAATGAGAACGTGCCGGCCGTGAGTCCCGTTTGCATACACAAGATATTGAGCAACGCATTGATGGCCTTGACATGCTCTTCAACGCGCAAGACGACGGTATTATCCTGAATTTGGAAGCTGTCCATCTTGTCAAAGTCGAACGCTTCATAAACTTCATCATCGGCGTCAAAGTAACGTAAAGGTTCAGAGTCAATCCCTGGCACAACGACTTCTCGGATTGCCGCCGCTGGGACAATGATCCGTTTCTTACCGAGGACAAATTCCCGCCCGAACGAATCGAACGCGATGTCGAGCTGTTTTAGTGTATCTAAGGCGTTCGCAAAGACGGAAATGCCTAAGGGCAGGGCGAAGTCAGCGTTATTGGCGGT